AGAGAATGTATTGAATGGAATTTTCTACAACGCGGCTACTACTAAGAAGCCAACGTTTGCAAATTTCTACGATCAACCGATTACTCCGGCTAACAGTGAAGATATAACAGCGTTTGTTATTGACAACCCTATGCAATTATTTTTAGGTTGCATGGACGCGGCTGCAGCACAAGCAGAATATGGTAAAACTTATTCTATGACTGCGCAAGATCCGTCTGGAAGTACAACTTCTGGTCAATCAACAGATAAGTTAGACTACACTAATAGACATGTATCCAACAACCAATGGAGACTGTTAAGAACGGCTGAGGACCCTGAAAATAACGATTTAGCTGCTGCTAACACATCAGTAATCGTTTGCTCAAACCTTAACCAATACTTACAGAACACTGGTACTGCTGGTATTACGTGGCAATAATAGGAGCATATAGACATGGCAATATCACGAGCACAGCTAGTTAAAGAACTAGAACCAGGCCTAAATGCACTATTTGGGCTGGAGTACAAAAGGTATGAAAATCAGCATGCTGAGATTTATACTACGGAATCATCTGACAGAGCTTTTGAAGAAGAAGTAATGTTATCTGGTTTCGCTAACGCAGATGTAAAAGCAGAAGGTCAAGGAATTGCGTACGACGACGCGCAAGAAACTTACACTGCTAGATACACAATGGAAACGATCGCGCTAGCTTTCGCTATCACAGAAGAAGCAATAGAGGACAACCTTTATGACAGACTTTCTTCTAGATACACAAAAGCACTAGCAAGATCTATGTCCAATGCTAAAGAAGTTAAAGGCGCAGCAGTCTTGAACAATGGTCTACCGTCAGTGGCGGCAGCATCAGCGTTTCAAACAGGTGACGGCGTTAACTTACTTTCTACATCACACCCGACTATCTCAGGTACTGTAGCAAATACTTTAGCAACACAAGCAGACTTAAACGAAACTTCATTAGAACAATCGCTAATAGACATCGCAGCGATGACTGATGAGAGAGGTTTAAGAATAGCAGCTAAAGGAGTTAAAATGATAATTCCTTCTGCTAATCAGTTCAATGCTGAAAGACTTATGAAGTCTCAAGGTAGAACTCAAACTGCTGATAATGACATAAATGCAATCAATTCAATGGGAATGATTCCTCAAGGTTACAGAGTGAACAATTTCTTAACTGATGCTGATTCATTTTACATTATTACGGACGTTCCAAATGGTATGAAGATGTTCTCAAGAACTCCATTGACAACTTCAATGGAAGGGGACTTCGATACTGGCAACGTTAGATACAAAGCTAGAGAAAGATACGCTTTTGGCGCATCTGACTATAGAGGTATCTTTGGTTGCGAAGGTGCGTAAGCAAAGTTAAACATTTTTGTGGCCGAACACAGTTCGGCCACATTCTAAAAATAACATGGTGAGATCATGAAACAATTCACAGTAAATATATGGGCGTACGATCATCACGCAAAATTTAATGTTTTTGCGGAAGATAATGCTATTTCTCTTGAACAATCAATCCTTGACAAACTGGGAGAAAAGAGTATAAACTGGGAATATCTCGGAAACTCATATGACGACCGAGTAAACAGAATAACCTATGAGGAGGTTGTTGATGATACAAGACCTATACAAAGCAAAAAGGTCCTTGGAGTTGAAGTGGGAACAGGAGCATCTGTCTAATGGTAGATATACTCTTGAAATGGTCAGAATTGATGACAAAGTTAGAAAAGTCATTACTGACATTAAGCTGGAAGAAGCAGCTATTGCCCACAGGCAAAACACTATTGAAGACGCCGCTCCACAAGTTTCTGTAGCTACTTAAAACAAAAGCTACATCGCTGAAATCGCACTTTCTTTTAAGGCTCTCTTGCACTCTACTAAAAACTAAGATATAAATAAATCACTATACATAAAACAATATTAAATGTAGACGCGTATAGTCGACAACCCCTAGGGACTACATTTATTATATTCTAGGAGGAATATTAATATGGCAAATACTACATTTTCGGGACCGGTCAGATCAGAAGCTGGCTTTCAAGTCGCGACTAAAAATACAACAACAGGTGCTTTTACAACTAGAATGAGTTCAGGCATGCCTGACTTAACTGGTTTAGCAAAAGCAGATGTAGCAACAGGTGCTGGTTTTGCATTTGCAGCAGACACTATAACAATTGTAAACTACACAGGTGCAGCGGCAGCAAGTTGTACATTACCTGCAGCAACAGCAGGAACAGTATGTGTTTACATGCAAGCAGTTGACACAACTGGTGGAACTAACACTCTAACTTTTGATGCAGCTGGAACTGACGTTTGGGCTACTGGTTCAGTTATTGAATCAAGATCAGGCGGAGAAGCAGATGTTGACATTTCTACAGCAGGTGAAACTCAATTAGTTTTTACAGCAGCTAACGCAACAACAAACTTGTTAACTGTTGGTGGACAAATTGCTTTCATTTGTTACGAAACAGGCACTTGGCATATCGCATCATCATTAGCGAGAGAAACAACTCAAACTACTGGTGCGTTTGCATTTGCAGCGTAATAATTAATTATGTGTGGGCTTCGGCCCACACAAATTTAAGGAGATAAAAATATGTCATTCATGGGAGACGTAAAGTCAAAGTTCTTTGAAACTACTGTAGCAGCTGGAGTAGCTGTTATTGCAGCAGCAGCTCAACCTACAAGTACGTTTACTTTAACTACTGGAGCTGGAAGCGCAGCAGGTATGGGAACTAACATTGGAAGAAAAATTACTGCAACTACATCAGGATCAAGTGATGGTGATAAAACTGTTGCTCTTGTTGGAGTCGGTGTAGATGGAGAAGCTTTATCAGAAACTATAACTTTACTTGGTTCTGCAGCTACAACAACTGGAACTACAAATTATTTTGCTTCTGTTACAACTGCAACTGTAAGTGCACAACCGGCAGCGAATGTATCATTAGGAATTCTTACTGATACAGGTGGTCAAGTATTTGCTGGACCTACAAGAATTAGACAAGCAAACGTTTATTCTGGAGGAGCTATTGGTAATGTAGATTTTAGATCAGGTTCAACAGCAGGAACATCACTTTTAACAGTTAGAACAAATGCAACAGCAGGCAACAGTACTACAGTAAACATTCCACAAGATGGAGTTTATTTTACAGTAGGTGGAGCTTTTGTAACATTTGATGAAACAGATTGTAACGCGGTAACTGTATATTACGACGGGTAGGTAGTAATGGCTAATACTACTTCACAGTCTTACAGTTTTGATCAAGACTTTTCAATTGATGAAATTATTGCAGACGCATACGAACGTTTAGGTTTAGTTGGCACTGCTGGACATCAATTAAAAACTGCAAGAAGATCTTTAAACATTCTTTTTCAAGAATGGGGTAATAGAGGAATACATTTTTGGGAAGTAGGAAATACTAATATTAACTTAATAGTTGGTTCATCAACAAACGTAGATGCAACAGCTGAAGGTTCTGGTATTTATACATTTTATAGAAATTCTACTGATGTGCCTGGAGGTGGAGAACCACCACAAGCAACAACAGTTCCTACTGCAAACGTTTATGGTATTTCAGATATTTTAAATGTGTCTTATAGACAAAATTATAATACGACTTCTCAATCAGACACAGGTTTAACTAAAGTTGCAAGAGATGCTTATGCTGCAACAGCAAACAAAGCGTCACTTGGAACTCCTTCACAATTTTGGGTACAAAGATTTATAGATAAAGTTACTATTACTATTTATCCAATGCCTAATTCAACTGCTGCATCAAATTACTTAAACGTTTATTATGTTAAAAGAATTCAAGATGCAGGAACATATACTAACTCAAGTGATGCACCTTTTAGATTTGTACCATGTATGATTTCAGGATTATCATATTATTTATCTATGAAGTTTGCGCCACAAAGAACACAGGAGATGAAGTTGTTGTACGAGGATGAATTAGCAAGAGCATTATCAGAAGATGGTTCTCCAGCTAGCACATACATTACTCCGAAGACATACTATCCAAATGTATAATGGCTAGATTTGCAAAAGGTAGTAGAGCATTAGCAATATCTGATAGATCAGGTGTAGCTTTTCCATATAGAGAAATGGTTCAAGAGTGGACTGGTGCGTGGGTGCATATTTCTGAATTTGAACCTAAGCAACCACAATTAGAACCACATCCAGTAGGAGCTGATCCACAAGGATTACAACATGCAAGACCGGCTAGAGTAGAATTTCCAGTTCAAGATATTTTACCTAACAATCCATTTACAACAACAGCAGCGTCTAAAGTTTTAAGCGTTTCTTTTCCTGATAATAAATTAAATGAAGGCACAACTTACGTAAGATTTCAAGCTGTTAAACAACCAGTAGGAGGTGTTGCAATTACAACTTTAGAATTATCTACAACATTGAATGGAAATATAAGTGATTCTGCTACATCAATTATTTTAACTGATGGGTCTGAATTTCCAACTGCAGGTTATATTGTTATAGAAAAAGTAGATCAAGATGCAACTAGTGCAACTTTTGGAAAATACATAAATGAAACTATTCAATATACCGGAAGAAGCACTCATACATTAACAGGATGTACACGTGGAACTTCTGCTCCATACAAAGGTCAAGTTTTAGCTAACACAACAGCTGGATCTCATTTATCAGGAGCTAAAGTTTATGGATCTTATTTAGCAACAGCCGTAGGAACAACTTTTAATACAGGCGCACAACCTGCTACAAAAATAATATATAATTCTTTAACAGTGCCTTTAGTATCTAATGCTACAAGTGCAGAAACAGGAGGCGGTTTTCAGTGTACAATTGGACCCGTAAATGATAGAGCTTAATTATGTCAGGAATTAGTTACAATACATTAGTTACACAAATAAGAAACTACACAGAAGTAGATTCTAACGTTTTTACAACTGATGTTTTAGAAAGTTTTATTTTAAATGCTCAACAAAGAATCATGATGGATTTACCTATGGATTCAGATAGATTCGTGGAGCAAGGTACGATGGCAGCTGACGTAAATAATATTAGAGTTCCAGCAGGAGCTTTATTTATTAGAGGTGTAGAAGTATTTAATGCAACAAATTCTACTGAACAAGGCACATGGTTAGAGAGACGTGATCAAACTTTTTTAACTGAGTTTGTAGGACGATTAACTGGTCCAGAAGGTTCAACTACATCAGGTGCAGATGTTACAGGAAAACCTAAATATTACTCTATGTTTGGTGGAGCAACAGGATTATCAGATACTACTTCAGGATCCATATATTTAGCGCCTACTCCTGACGTTAATTACATATTTAGAATATATTATAACAAAATGCCAGATACATTAGAAGCTAGTAATCAAACTAATTATATTAGTTTGTATTTTCCTCAAGGTCTGCTATACGCATGTTTAGTGGAGGCATATGGATTTTTAAAAGGTCCAACAGATATGTTGACATTATATGAGAGTAAGTATAAAACTGAACTACAAAAGTTTGCAGCGATGCAAATTGGAAGAAGAAGACGAGACGATTACACGGATGGAACAATAAGAATACCAATCGAGTCAGCGCCTCAGTAATTAGGAGATAAATATTATGGCAATAACATCGGCAATTTGTAATAGTTTCAAAGTTGAAATTTTAAAAGCGGTACATGATTTTACAGCGACATCTGGAAACACTTTTAATTTAGCTTTATACACAAGTTCAGCAACTTTAAACAAATCAACAACAGCTTATAGCACATCAAACGAAATTTCTAACACGTCTGGATCTGCATATTCTGCAAAAGGAAAAGCACTTACAAGTGTTACTCCAGTTTTATCTACAGATACTGCAGTTTGTGATTTTTCAGATGTATCTTGGACATCAGCTACTTTTACAGCTAATGGCTGTTTAATTTTTAACGACTCGGCATCTGGTGATCCAGCAGTTTGTGCAATCGCATTTGGTTCAGACAAAACTGTAACAAGCGGAACTTTCACAATTCAATTTCCAACAGCTGACGCATCTAACGCAATCGTTCGTATAGCATAAGGAGGTAAATCCTTATGGCCAATTCTTGGAATGAATCAGGCACAACCTGGGGTACTAATCGTTGGGGAACAACTGACGCAATAAGTTCTGGTTGGGGAGCTGACGCTTGGGGAACAGGTGGTTCATGGGGTGAAGCCACTGACGAAGTAGTTCAATTAACAGGTTTATCATTAACATCATCAGTAGGAACTCCTATATCTGGCGCTCAACAAGGTTGGGGCAGAGGTTACTGGGGTCAAGAGCCTTGGGGAGAAAGTAATAATCCTGTTGTTACGTTAACAGGTATTGGATTAACTTCTAATTTAGGTTCACCTACAATTACAACAGAAATAAATACCGGTTGGGGTTCAGATACTTGGGGCACAGAAAACTGGGGATCTTCTGGTATTACTATAGAATTAACTGGTGTTGAAGCAACTACAGGTATTGGAGAAGATATAAGTTGGAGTAAACAAACTTGGGGTTCTGCAACAACTGGTTGGGGTGGTGAATATTTCTTAGTACCTGAAGACGTAATGGGTTTAACAGGTTTAAGTGCAACATCATCTGTTGGTGCACCAACAGCTATTTCAGATGTTACATTAACTCCAACAGGACAAAGTGTAACTTCTGCAGTTGGATCTTTAGATCCTTCAGACCAAGTAATGGGTTTAACTGGATTAAGTGCAACATCTTCTGTAGGTGCAATTACACCAGCAGATGTTATGGGATTAAGTGGTTTATCTACTACAGCATCTGAAGGTGAAATAATAGTTTCAACAAATCCTGTTGTAGATTTAACTGGTCTTTCTATGACTTCTTCTGTAGGTGCAATTACACCAGCAGATGTTATGGGATTGACAGGAGTTTCTGCAACATCATCTGTAGGTTCTTTAGCACCAGCAGATGTTATGGGATTGACAGGAGTTTCTGCAACTGTTAGTGTAGGTAATGTAGCTCCTTTAGGTTATGAAGCTGTT